TAAATATCTGTGTATATTAAGTATAAATGCTTAAGATACATTTAGGCACAAACATAGGCACAACTAAAGGAGGCTTACATTATGGCTACATTGGCTGAAATAAGAGCGAAGTTAAAATCCCAAGAAGTGAATCGCTCCACTTCTACAACTGGCGGAGACAACGCCATATATCCACATTGGAATATACAGGAAGGACAAGAAGCAGTTTTAAGATTCTTACCAGATAAGGATACTGCAAACACTTTTTTCTGGACTGAAAGAAACATGATCAAACTGCCATTTGCAGGGATCAAAGGACAAACAGATTCAAGACCTGTACAGGTACAAGTACCTTGTATGGAGATGTATGGAAAAACTTGTCCTGTTCTTACAGAGGTAAGACCATGGTTCAAAGACAAATCAATGGAAGACATGGGTAGAAAATATTGGAAGAAAAAATCATATATCTTTCAAGGTTTTGTTACACAAAATCCATTAAATGAAGATGCAACACCAGAGAATCCAATAAGAAGATTTATTATTGGTCCTCAAATCTTTAACATTATCAGAGCGGCATTGCTTGATCCAGAAATGGAAGAACTGCCAACTGATTACGTAAAAGGTGTTGACTTTAGAATAACCAAAACGTCAAAAGGTGGTTATGCAGACTACTCAACATCAAAATGGTCAAGAAGAGAAAGATCACTTGATGAAGCAGAAAGAGCCGCAATTGACAAAAATGGTTTACACAATTTGTCGGACTTTAGACCAAAAGAACCAACAGAAGCAGAAGTAAAAATAATCAAAGAATTATTTGAAAAATCTGTAGACGGTGAGGCTTATGATCTTGAGAAATATGGACAATACTTTAGACCAGCAGGCGTGTCAGCAATGACAGGAAATACAACTCCTAAAGCGACTGCACCTGCAACGCCAACTGCAACTACAACTGAAACAAAACCAGCAGTAGAAACAGTTCAACCTGCAGAGTCTACTCCTGCTCCAGCACAACCAAGTACTGAAAGTGCCAAAAGAGCAGAAGACATTCTTAAGTTGATTAGATCAAGACAAAGCAAGTAAACAAAAATTACCATTGGCTTCAGTTAACATATTGACACTGGAGCCATTCGGTAGTAATATAACAATATGGATATAAAAAGAAAAATTAAAAAAGCAGTTAATTGGATACTATACCAACAGATTCCGGCGTGGATCATTATAGCATTAATCATTGCTTGGATAATATTATAGAAAATTATGACAAAAGTATTTGACGCAAGTAAATTTAGAAAAAATATAACAAAATCAATTCAAGGTTTGGGCATAGGATTTAGCGATCCAACAGACTGGATATCAACAGGCAATTTTGCATTGAACTATTTGATATCGGGTGATTTTAACAAAGGAATTCCCTTAGGAAAAGTATCTGTGTTAGCGGGTGAATCAGGAGCAGGCAAATCTTATATTGCTTCAGGCAATATTATTAAAAATGCACAGGATCAAGGTATATTTGTAATATTAGTTGATTCTGAGAATGCACTTGACGAAGCATGGTTGAAAGCACTAGGCGTTGACACAGATGAAAAAAAATTATTAAAATTAAGTTTATCAATGGTCGATGATGTAGCAAAAACTGTATCTGAGTTCATGAAAGAGTACAAAACAGAACACTCAGAAAATAGAGAAGCCGCACCAAAGGTCCTATTTGTAATAGACAGTTTAGGTATGTTGCTAACTCCAACCGATGTAGATCAGTTTCAAAAAGGTGAGATGAAAGGTGATTTAGGAAGAAAGCCTAAGGCATTAACAGCTCTCGTAAGAAACTGTGTTAATATGTTTGGTTCATGGAACGTAGGACTTATGGCTACAAACCACACATACGCATCACAAGATATGTTTGACCCAGATGATAAGATATCAGGAGGACAAGGATTTATATATGCATCAAGTATTGTTGTTGCAATGAAGAAACTAAAATTAAAGGAAGACGAAAAAGGCAACAAAGTTACAGATGTACGAGGTATTAGAGCCGCTTGTAAAGTTATGAAAACAAGATATGCTAAACCCTTTGAATCTGTGCAAGTTAAGATACCATACGATACAGGAATGGATCCTTATTCAGGATTGCTAGACTTATTTGAGAAAAAAGGCGTTATTTCGCAACAAGGTAACAGATTAAAATATGTTGACTCCAAAGGTAACGAAACCATAGAGTTCCGAAAAAACTGGACAGGTGATAAATTAACGAAAGTCATGAATGACTTTGCTAATATAACCGACCAGGAGACAACAGAAGATGGAACAGATGACTAGCGAACAAATTGAAACAATTTGGTCCAGTATCTCTCATTACGTACCAGAAAGACAGAAGTTAGATTGTGCTATTGATTATATCAAAACACTTGTTGACCATGGAGCAGATTCATCAGTTATAAGAGGATCCATGGAAATTGACGAAAAACTAACAGAAGCAATTAAAATAGTGCTTGAAGACGAAGCTGACGATGTCTTAAACACTAGTGAGTACGGATATGAGGAACAATGAGTTGGTATACTACTGTAAGTAAAGACATTTCAAAAATTCCAGACTGTATAATACATTTCAATAGCGAATACGAACAAGCTAGAAAGGAATGTAGGATTTATGGCAACTTAGAAAAAGCATCTGCATCATTACCCGGCATTGTAGAACATAGATTTCAACAATTACAACAGATTGAAGCAATATTAGAATATCTTAACATTGAAAAGAGAAGACTTAAATCAAGTCATTTTAAAAAATATCTTGAAAATTATCAAAGAGCATTAAGTTCAAGAGACGTTGACAAGTATGTTGAAGGTGAAGCAGACGTTGTAGACTTTGAAAAAATTGTAAATGAATTTGCATTACTACGTAATCGTTGGCTAGGCATCACCAAAGGACTCGATCAAAAACAATGGCAACTAACAAACATTGTTAAATTAAGAGTTGCAGGTATGGAAGATGCCACAGTCAAATAGAATAATACTTACAGATGTGGACGGAGTGCTTCTCGAATGGGAGAACCATTTTATTCAATGGATGCTTAAACGTAGCCATTTTGTAAGAGGTAAACGTAAACAAACCTATAAATTATTGCCAAACAAAGAACGTGAATATGCGATGGAAAAACGTTTTGGTATAACTCCAACCGCTGTCACAAAAGAAATACGTGAATTTAATAGAAGTGCATGGATGGCCACTCAACCGCCTTTACCCGAAGCAGTAACTTATGTAAAATTACTACACGCAGAAGGTTGGACTTTTATTCCAATTACATCACAAACTTCAGATGTACCAGCACAAATGTTACGTAAAAGAAGATTAGCAGAGCTCTTTGGAGAACACACATTTCAAAATTATTTTATATTAGAAACGGGCGATAATAAAGGAGCGGCTTTATCAGAGTTTAAAAATACTAGCCTGTGTTGGGTAGAAGACAAATATCAAAACTGTTTAACTGGCCTAAAACTTGGGCTTAAACCAATTTTAATCAATCACGAATACAATCAACATTACAAACATCCAAAAGTTAAGCGTGTAAATAATTGGAAAGAAATACACCAGATACTTTCAAATAGAAAATAATATAAAATGCAAGTACATAGCGACAAACCAAAAATGAAAATATTAATTTGTGGTCTGCCGGGCTCAGGAAAAACTACTTTGGCTAATAAGTTAGTGCCAATGTTTAATGCAGTTTGGTTAAATGCGGATGTGGTAAGAAAAGAACACAATGATTGGGACTTTAGTCCAGAAGGGAGAACTAGACAAGCCGAACGAATGAAACGTCTTGCTGAAGAGGCTCTGAAAAGTAATAGAAATGTAATTGCAGATTTTATATGTCCAACAGAAAAAACAAGAGAAGACTTCAATGCTGATTATGTTATATGGATGGACACAATAAAAGAAGGTAGATTTGAAGATACAAATAAAATGTTTGTACCACCTAAACATTTTAACTATAAAGTCACACACTTAGACGCAGAGATGTGGGCGTTCTTAATAAAACAGGACATACTTAAAAATGACAAATAATTGGGATGATAAAAAACCTACAGCACAAATGTTAGGCAGATGGCAACCATGGCACAATGGACATCAAAAACTTTTTGAGGAAACTTTAAAAAAGACAGGACAAGTTTTAATAATGGTAAGAAATGTACAAGGTGTTGGCGACAATCCGTTTAATTTTGAAACAGTCAAAACCAAAATTGAAAAAGCACTTAAAAAGTATACAGGAAAATTTAAAATTGTTCTGGTTCCAAACATAACTAATATATGTTACGGGCGAGGAGTTGGTTATAAGATAGAGGAAATTGTTTTAGATGAAGAAACACAAAAAATTTCTGCAACTCATATAAGACAACAAATGCGAGATCATGGAGATTTATTATGAAAATTTATGTAGGCCACGACAGTAGAGAAGACATTGCATATCAAGTATGCGAACACAGTATTAAAAGAAGAGATCCGTCAGCCGAAGTAATTCCATTAAAACAAAAACAAATGCGTGATCAAGGTTTATACACAAGACCTGTAGACAAACTGGCTTCAACAGAATTTACCTTTACAAGATTTTTTATTCCTTATCTAAATGACTTTAAAGGTTGGGCAGTGTTTTGTGATTGCGATTTTCTTTGGAAAATACCATCACACGAATTAGTAAAATACTGCGATCCATCAAAAGCAGTAGTTTGTGTTCAGCATGATTACACACCTAAAGAAGGTACCAAAATGGATGGGCAAGTACAAACAATATATCCAAGAAAAAATTGGAGCAGTATGGTTCTATGGAACTGCGAACATCCTAAAAATAAAATTTTAACTCCTGAACTTTTAAACAAAGAAGAAGCAAAATTTTTACACAGGTTTAGTTGGCTTGAAGATAATGAAATTGGAGAGCTACCTTTAGAATACAATTGGCTAGTAGGTTGGTACAAAGAACCAAACGATGGACGTCCAAAAATATTACATTATACTGAAGGCGGTCCTTGGTTTGATGGATATAGAGATTGTGAATACGGTGATGTCTGGAAGAAAGAATTAATCAATTTATTTTCAAACTAATGTCTACTGTACTTGACAACTTTGATCCTACAAAACATTTTTTTAAAGATCCATATCCTCACGTTATAATAGAAAACGCACTACCACAGGATCTATATGATAAACTTGCAAACGAATTTCCAGTAGAACAAATTAAAGAACATCAACCTATTTTAGAAGGACACACACATAGATACTTTGCATATGATGTTTTGCACCTTAAAAAATTTCCTGTAAGTGAATCTTGGGAAAACTTTTTCCGTGAACACACGAGCCAAGCGTACTACGACAAAATAGTTGATTTGTTTAAAGTTAGAACAGATAAAACTAATGTAAAAGTTGAAGTACGTAGTGTTAACAAAAAAGCTGGAGGACTAGTAACAGATACACAATTTGTTGTACACAAACCTTACGAAGCCGGTACTACACGAACAACACATATAGACAATCCACAAGAGTTATACGCAGGTTTACTTTATTTTAGACAGGACGGTGACGAATCTCAAGGCGGAGACTTTGAAATATTCTCAGTAGATACAAGTCCAGACGTGTTGAAACTAAAAGGCAGAGAAGTAAAGAAAGACCAACAAAAAAAATTAGTGAAAACTATAAAGTATAAAGCAAATACTTTTGTAATGTTTCTAAATACAGACAAGTCTGTTCACGGAGTAACACCAAGAACAAATGCTAAAATGGATAGGTTAAGTATAAACATCATTGCTGAAACAAATTCAAAGCAGGATAAGTTATTTAGATTACATGAGCACGTATAACACACCAATACTAACCAGAATACTAAAATCAGCACGAACAAAAGATTATTTCAATTGTATTCATCCTGTTTCAATGATTGATTACGATCATCTTTATGAACAATGGAATAAGCCAGTCAAACCACAATGGAACAAAATGTTTTTAGCTAACAACATTGAATCAGTAACATTTAAAGAAAAAATTGAATTTGTACCGGAAGACTACAATAATGAGTGGATTGGATATTGGTTCTTTAAACAAAGGACTGACAAACGTCCAATATTCCTTAATGATCATAGTGGCAATAAAAATGTTGAATACAGTCCAAATAGAATGTTAGTTTGCAAGCCATCACAACGTTTTAATGTACCAAGAGTAGCAATGGAATCTCATGATAAAGAATATGGAAAGTCTCCTGAACATTGTTTTACACTGTGGGTGCAGTTTGATAAACAAACAAACGCAATTTTAGATAAAGCGATTAAAGAACCTTTAGATCCTTAAGAATTGACACAGCAGTACCATTAGAAAATTCTTCTGGAGTAAATTGTTGATACGCTAAACTTTCAAGTAAGGATTTTGGATCTTCATATTTAGGATTTTCAACTTTGCTAATATCTGTATCACATATTGAACTGGCAAAACTTGTTGGATGGCAGATTACAGGCACTCCTTGACACAAACTTTCAACAGCACTTATACTACAGCTAGTAACACAACACCAAGCGTCTTTTAAATCTTCTTGTATTGGAACTTTAGCAACTAAAGGTCCTGAAGTATTGTTACCACGTGGTTTAATTCTAATCCTTACCCCTCTATCTGTATATTTTTCTAAGTCCTTCATTGTCTGATGTAACCAATCTGGCTTTTTAATGTATTGATTTACAGTTGCTGAACTAGGACAAACTAAAATGTGTTTGCCTTTAATATTCCGTTCTTTAATTTTAATGTTAAACTTTTGTAATCTATCATTAGGACAATCGTTGATCATGTTAACGTGAATATTATTTTTTGCTATTCTCCAATAATGATTATCTGGTTTTAAATTTTTGTTATCAAATCTACCAAAGTAAGGAGTGTCAGTAAACCAATAATTTATATTTTTATCTTGCAACTGATGTACTAAATTAAGATTGTTGCCTGTGAATCCCCAGAACATATATTCATCCAGAGCACTATTAAAAGTATTTGTAGCAGAATTGTCTAAAACTTTATTTTCTTCTGGCCAAGTTTTTTTTACACCATTAAAAACTTCCCAACACTTGCTTTCTGGTTTGTTAGATGGTGCGTAGATTGTTAGCATCTATATACTCCATAAGTTGTTCAGCCCACTCTATATGGCCTTTTGTGCTTGGGTGTGGATCAGCAGGATCACAGGTAAGGTTATGTTGTAAAACATATTCATAATGGCTAATACTAGGATTAAAAAATCTTTTCATATTAATGCTGTCTTTAATTACTTGGAAATCACGTAATGTAGTATCAAATGTATTTGGCAAAGCATTGTACATAACGTAAGGAATTTGTTTTCTTTCAAAATAATTTTGTAAATCAAAAACATTATCTAAAAAATTCATTGTGGCATTTTCATCTATGGCCCACCCTTGTTGTTTTCTTATAAAACTTACGTTGTCTAATGTTTTCCAAGTTCTCCATGTCAAGTCTGTATTTGCTATACGCCCCGCCTTCCATCCATCGTTTGTTACATAATCGTTTCTATGGCCGCTTGACCAACCTATAACTGCAAATGTTTTTTCGTCACCATTTTGTTCAAACCATACTTTTGTACTAAAACTGATTCTAGTGTTTCCTCTACCACCCATTGCAATATTGTGTAGATCCATTTTGTATTTTTCAGAAATGTGTTTAGTTACAAAAGTATCAACATTGTTTTTAGGTCGTGGTGTTAAAAAACTACAACCATTGGAAAAAAGTTTAATCATAACATTATTATACAATAATTAGTTAATATAATGCAGGTAAAAAACATTTCAGATATAAAATATTTTACGGAAAAGTTTGATTTAATGGACTTTCCGTTTAAACATCAATTCAATTACCATCCAGATGCTCCAGTCAAAACATTTACAAGTCCAACCACATTTATGGGCGAATTCATGAACTGTAAAGTAAACAGTCTACCTTTGTTGATTACTGAAGATAATGAAATGGTAACTGATCATGTCTGGCCTTTAGTGCATAAAGAAAAATACAAAGCTGAAAAAACTCACAATTATTGGACCAACGGAACTTGGGATAAGCAAATGAAAATTAATATACCACCTGTAACTAAAAAGTTTGACCTACATAAATGGTATATATGGTTGCCAGTAGATAGCCGTAGTGTGAACAATCCATGGCACGTTTGGATAGATATGATATCTAAATTTAGATTAATTGAAGACCGTTACGCAGTGCATTGGGAAAAACAACACTACATTTTGAGTCAGCCCAGTCCTTACTTTGAAAAAATTAGACAAAAATTTTTTCCTAACACAGAAGTAACTG